GTCCTCCCCATCCACCGAGACCCCAGCCGCCATCAATGACGACTACGCGCTCCTGTACGGGAGGGCCGTATGGGACTCCGTATGCGGGACCCCACCACGTATCAGTGGCGGGGAGCGATGCTTCCTCACTGGTAGTCTCGCTAGTTCCAGTCCCGATGATTCCCAGTGAGGAGAGAATCAGAACTAGTAGCAGAATACATCCGAGGACGTAGAAGACGTGCTTAGTGCGCGACTTTGCCATTATAGTATAGGGAAACATAATCGCGCAGCCAGGTGAATAGACCAAATCATACGAGTATCGGAACGATATCGAATGATTTCGAAGAAGCAGTCAGAAGACTTAGTTGGAGTAGGCGAGACCACCCATGCCAGACATGATTCTGAGCACGTTGTAGTTGGTGGCGTACACGCGGACCTTGGCGGTCTGGGTACCCTCAACGGTGGCGTTGGAAAGCACAAGCTGGAGTGTAGCATTATCGATTCTCGAGAAATTGCAGGTTCCGCTCGGCTGGTGCTCCTCAGGCCGGAGCGCGAAGGAATAAACGTTAATTCCAGTGTCGGGGTTGCGAGTGTGGTGCTGGTATGGCTGCACAAGGTCGAAGTAGGTACCCTCACGCTCCGAGAAGCGGTCCTGGCCGTTGAGCTGCAGCTTGGCAGTCACGACGGGATTCTCTCCCCAGCAGTGCATGTCCAGAGCAGTCTCGGCGAGCACGAAGGTGCCAGCATCGGAGACTCCGGAGTTGTGGGGGTCGACCATAGCGTTAGCGAAGCCACCCTGCTGCCCCTGTGGCTTCGGTGCACCGCCGTACGGATTGAGTCCGGCCTGTCCGTCTGCTGTCTGGACGCCCAGCCCGGCGCCAGGGTAGTTGCTCGAGGGACCGCCTCCGGCAACGGAGTACGCGCCCAACTTGGCACCACCGGGGTCAGAAAGTCCGTGGTTTTTGGTGTAGGCTGGGACGTTCCAGAAAGCAGCGGCGGTCACGTCCACTGCTCCGGGGTCGGCGAAGAGCCCGGACGCACTGATGAAGGCGTTCTCATCTGCGGCAACACTGAGGGGTCCGCCGAAGGCGTGGATTGCGTTGGGGAGAGCATCAATCGCATCAGTGTAGTTGAATGGCTGAGCTCCAAGCGTCTTGTACAGGAGAGAGTTGCACTCGAGAGAGCCACAGTAGTCGACGTTCTGATCGGGCTGCACAACGAAGATCAGCTCCTTCACGGGGTGGTTGAAGTTGAGCTTGATCTTGTTGGAACTGGATCCGACAGACTCATCACCGGTGAACTGGAGCTGCTCGATAAGGTACTCATGGGGGTTCTGGGCCATGCGGCGTCTCTCGTCGGTGTCGAGGAACACGTAATCGACATAGAGGGAGGCGGCCACGAGGGACTGGTTGTAGGCGAGGTTCACCTTGAGCAGATTGCTGCTGGTGCAGTTGAGGTTGGACACAGCCCACAGGCACTCGTCAATTGGACGAATGTCGAGGTTGATCTTGACCTCGTGGTACTGGAGGGCAATGAGGGGCAGAGCAAGCCCGGGGTTGCGGCAGTACCAGAACTGGAGGGGCACGTAGAGGGTGGTCTCCGGGAGCGCGTTGCGAGGAGCACAGACCTGGCGTGGAGCCTCGGAGTCGCAAGGGCCATCGACATCAGCGAACGAAGGATCCGTTATGTAGGTGAGCTGGGTCGTGTTACCGATCATGCGGTAGTAACCACGCTCCTGGTCCTTGGTGAGGGTCAGCTGGTTCCAGATGTGCATCCAGTCGCCGTACTGGCGGTCGATGCGTTGGCCACCAATCTCGACCTCAACCTGGGAGATCATCTGCTCACCAGGGAAGTCCAGCCAGCGAGCGTACACACCATCGTTGGTCTCTCCGTTGGTCCCATTAGCCCGTTTGTATTCGTTGAGGTAGTTGTCGTTCACGGTTTGGCTGGGCGCGTAGTCTCGGCGGGAGGCATTTGCCATAGACTGGTTGATCTCGGGGAGCGTCACCTGAAGGTAGGTGCGGTAGGCAAGATCTCCGTTGCGGCTGATGGTACAGGTCACGCGGCGTCCGAAATCGGCCTGCCCGTTGAAGGTCTGCTCGATCGACTCCATCGCGAAGTTGGTGTGGCGACGGTAGGTCACCTTCCAGAAAGTAATCTGCGGGTTGCCCGTAAGATAGACATCCTGGGCGCCATAAGCGACAAGCTGCATAAGTCCACCTCCCATTGGTTATACTATTGCTAAAGAAAATAATTTTGAGTTTCGCCCAAAATTACTCACATAAGCTTACTGATATCGACATTGTTTGACACGAACTTCTCCAAATATGAGTCCAGATAGATCTCCTTTTTCCCCTCATGTTTCTTCGAGAAGACGTACTTCCCCTCCTTCTTCTCGACCTTCCATCCGTCGTTGACGGCGTTGTACACGAATGCCATCTTATGAAGCTGTACGACGTCAATCTCGAGTTTCCGAGGAAGTTCGGATGAGAGCGAAGGCATTAGAATCGGGGAAGAAAAGTTTATCTGCACTTTTCCCGATTAAATGTTCTCTGCTAAATTATCAATTAAATACAGGAGACGATCAGGTAGTAGAGATGCCTACGTTCAAACCCAAGAACACGAAGAAGATCGTGGTCAGTCATAAAGAATCGACCACTCTGGATGGCAAGCATGAAGAGCACCAGTGTAAGTTCGCGAGAAACAGACAAACTCTAATCCCCGAGTTGCGACGGCAGAAGTCAGCATTGATGAAGGAACTGGCGGGTAAACACCTTGAAGTAGAAAGACGTCTAGAAATAGAGGACCAGGTGAGAAGTCTAAAGAAACAGATAGCAAAGCTACGGCAGAGCGAGAAAGACTATTACCTGGACAACAGCAAGCATATATTCGAGTACTTCGAGTCCAAGAAGGAGATCGCCACCGGGAACTCGAAGCCAACGATGCTGGACGGGTTTTTCAATCTCAAGTCGCATTCTGCCACGCCTACCGGAAAGGACCAGACGAATGTCCAACAATACCTTGCCAACATCGATGAAGCGTTTCTGGACATGACGAACTTCGTGGTCCAGACGGACGTGTGTAGAGGTTGTCACAAGGGCGAGATGGTTCCAGTGGACCAGGAGGGGATCCTAGTCTGCAACCACTGTTCCCTCAGCCTCCCGTATCTTGTGGAGAACGAGAAGCCTTCTTACAAGGAACCCCCGAAGGAGGTATGCTTCTATGCGTACAAAAGAATCAACCATTTCCGCGAGATACTGGCGCAGTTCCAGGCAAAGGAGACAACTCAGATCCCGGAAGAAGTCCTGCATAGCATCAGACAGCAGATTAAGCGAGAACGACTCCAGCTGCAGCAAGTCACAAATAAGAAGGCCAAAGAGATTCTCAAGAAGTTGGGATACAACAAGTACTATGAACATATTCCCTTCATCAAAGACAAGCTAGGCATCAAGCCTCCCATCATGTGTCCGGAACTGGAAGAGAGACTGTGCAATTTGTTCATGGATATCCAGGGCCCGTACGCCAAGTACTGTCCCGAGGACAGAGTTAACTTCCTCAATTACTACTACACTGTGTATAAACTATGCGAACTGCTCGATCAGAACCAGTTTCTACCCTACTTCCCTATGTTGAAAGACCGCGAGAAGCGAATCGAACAGGATGAGATATGGAAGAAAATATGTACAGAACTGGACTGGGAGTTCATACCTACTGTATAATTTACTCGGAATGACTAAATCATACGATCCACTTGGAGCTTACCGGGGGAACCCGACCAAGTTGGCTCCGATGCCGAAACCGGCGCCGCTGCGAGCCTGCACTGCCATGCTGGGGATGTACGTGTCAAGGATGCTGAATGTTGCCGCTGCTGTAAGTGCGATAAGAGCGACCTCGTCCATGTTGAGCGAGCGCTTGGGGATAGCGAAAGCCGCGATGGCCACCATGAGGCCTTCGACGATGTACTTAATGGCACGCTTTAGAAGTTCGCCAAGGTTCAATCCGTCACCCAGGTTCATGTTATATAGTTTATCAAGAAAAAAATCTGCAGGGCCTTATAGACTTTACAAGCTTACAGACTTAAATATACGGCAAGCTGTAGGGCATAATGACCATTTTCTCTAAAGATGCGAAGTCGAACGTCGAACTTCGGAGGACACCCGATGGACGGCCAAATCCTAAATATGTTGACGTACTAGAGGAAGACAAGCCGATCGCTGGGCAGAAGTTCGCCTGCGTATCCTTCCTGTCTCCGGAGAAGGTCCTCAAGAAAAAGGAGCTGTATTTCTTCGAGGCCTTCCTAAAGCAGTGGGAGCTCACGAAGGCCTTTGAGAAATACACGCAGTTTCTCAATTTTATAGCCTACAAATATGACATCAAGTTCGACGATCTCAACTCGGACCTGCTGGACTTCTGCGAGAGTGAGAAGGAGAATCTGTTCACCACCAACCTCGAAGATGACTACAAGAACTTCCTCGACGCTAACGAGGAGAGGTTGGAGAAGGAGTTCGGGGAGCAGAACGGCTTCGAAACAAACGTGCGGGGTCTGAAGATTCGTGGGTCCTATCCAACGCAGGAGGAGGCCGAGATGAGATGCAAGATGATTCGCGAAGTGGACCCGGACCACGATGTTTTTGTCGGACCCGTCGGGCTGTGGATGCCATTTCACCCGGAAGCCTACCGCACAGGCCGTACCGAGTATCTTGAAGAAGAGCTTAACCAGCTCATGCACGAGAAGACCAAGAATGAGGCCGAGGCTAAACAACAGTTCGAGAAGCGCCGCAAGGATGCTCGCGCCCAGGCGATGAAGGATAATGAACGCAAGGCCCTCCAGAGTGGCAACGTATTGACCCAGACTCTGGACGAAAATGGCGAGCTGGTGAGCGTCAAGGACATGAACACTACGGAGGCGAATATCGACGATGGAGTGGCGGTCGCGGATCTACAGAAGGAGCTATTCGACGGCGAAAACGTGGTTACCAGTAAGGATACCGATCACGGTCTGAGCCAGCTTACCAACGCTCCTGGTGGCGACCAACACTAACTACTTAAATATAGACCATATATATAAGTAGTATGGCAAAGAAGAAGAAGAGCAAAGCTCAGCATCCGAAGTGCGGCAAAGAAGGCTGCGACGCAGTAGTTCCACTGGCCCAGCAACTGATAGGGAAGTGTGGCAAATGCACGCACATGTTCTGCGTCAAGCACCGCCTCCCCGAAGCCCACGACTGCGTTGGTCTGAAATGCATGTCCCAGGAGGAGAAGGACACGCTCGCTGCCTCAATGAGATGCGTCGCCGCCAAAATATAGAGCTCACCAACGGCTCTTCCGAACGCTGATCTTCGGACCTGCACTCCGCTTTTTCGAGGCACCTGGGTCGTATGGGTCTGCGTCCTCATCGTCAGAATTGAGGTCCTTGGATATCTCCCAGAATTCCTTGGAGCCTAGTTTGAAGTCTCCATGCGGCTCGGCCCTATACCAGAATATTTGGTCCTGGAGTTTATTCGACTTGCTGTTATTATTTATCACTAGACACTCGTAGTTTTCTGTGCACTGGTCCATCACCTGGCAGAATGACTCGAGCGTTGGAAACATCCCTGCGTAGTTCTCCCATATGCGTTTTCGATTAGAGATGTATGGCTCTCGCAGGATGAACACGTAATCAATGTTGGTACGGAGATTCGGTGGGATACCCAGGGGATACTGCATGGTGATGACGAGCATTATTTTCCAGTGCCTTCCGTTCATGAAGAGCATTCTCATGATCTTATCCTTAGTCCACGTCGCGTCGAAAAGACAATCATCCAATATGACGAACGCTCGAGGGTCGATTGTCGAACGTTTGTACTGTTCCACTTCCCGTTTGACCTGTTTGAGGACGGTCTTCTGTCGTTTCAGGATATTCTCTACAATAGCAGTATTGTATTCTTCGTGAATGAATAGCTTGGGAACATGGCTTCCGTAGAATCCATTCCCCGCCTCAGTGCCTGAGATAACCGTCCCTATGGGGATGTCCTGGTGGTAGTACAGAAGATCCCTCACGAGGTAACTCTTGCCCGTATCTCGTCTTCCGATAAGGACGATAACCGGTCCTTTGTTTTCATCCGCCTTAAATGTGATATTCTGCATAGAGAACTTCTTGAGCTCGAGCGTCATATATGCCGGACATATATAATAAAGGCATTTTGACCGCGAATGAGTTTAAACCTTGCTAATCTAATGTAGGAACAGATAATGGAGTTATCCTATCGGAAGAACGACAACAGTACACTTTTTTCGACTTTAGGCTCGTCCCCCCACCTGCGTTTCGACGACATCCAGAACTACGTTCCGATGTACGATAAGTACTTCGCGCTGACGGACAGTAATCATAACAGCATTAACTTAAACCACAAGTACGCAATCACAAAGATTGTGTCATCGGAGAGTCAGAATAAGTGCACCGCCCTCGTTGTGGACGAGGGAGGCAAGGTGTCGGAAAGGAAGGTGTTCTTCAAACTTAGCCCTCTCCTGGACCCTATCAAATATCTTGTTGGCAAATACGATGTGTCGGATCCCAACCTATTTCGGCTCCCGGGCCGTGGCAGGTCTGACGTAAGTGCCAAGGTACAGGACCCAAATAACGCCGCCTATGTGGATTCTTTCGCCACGTATCTGACGAGCCAGTTGCTCCACCGACATGGATTTATTCATGGTCTCGACTTCTACGGGTCGTTCCTGGCGACGAAGCAGGATTTGGTTATTAGCCTCAATGATGACATAGATTACCTCTACGACTCCAGCTTCTTCCACAAGAACCAGGGCTCGCTCTTCACTCTCGATAGCGAATTCCAAGAGGAGCTCATGAACTACGACACCCGCAACATGAAGAAGCGCTTGCGTGTGGCAAAAGATGAGATTTCGCCTACAGCGCTGCGTCTATCGGATGTGGGAGATCTCTCTGAGCTAGACGACCTCTTCACTACCGATGGAGTGGCTCGTTCGAGTGATAACCTGGAACTCATGTTCCAGCAGGACGCTGATGCGAAAGAGGATGGTAAGGGTGGATCCAGTGCCCGGGCTTCTCGAGATTCCAGCTCGAGCTCCTGCTCGTCACGGTCATCCTATACAGGGGATGCGCACTCGGAATCCGCATCCGACACGGGAACTGATTGTTCAACAGCCACCGAAGATGCCATCACGGCCACGATTCCTCGTTTCCCAGTGCAGGCCATCGCTCTAGAGAGATGCGACCAGACTCTCGACTCGCTACTAGTACACAACACTCTAAGTGACAGGGAGATGAGCTCGATGGTGGCCCAGGTGCTCGTGACCCTGGCCACCCTTCAGAAGACGTTCTCTCTTACACATAACGACCTGCATACGAACAACATTATGTGGATTAAGACCGACAAGAAGCACCTCTGCTACAAACTGGGCGGGACGTACTACAAAGTACCGACTTATGGCAGGATCTACAAGCTCATTGACTTTGGACGTGCAATCTACAAGTTCAAAGGAAAAACGGTCTGTAGCGACAGTTTCCACCCCAAAGGGGACGCGGCCACGCAGTACAACTGCGAGCCCTACCTCAACGAAAAGAAACCTCGTCTCGAACCGAATCCAAGCTTCGATCTGTGTCGGCTGGGGTGCTCGATCTATGATTTCCTTGTCGAGGATACGTCCGACGAAATGAAAGATCTATCCGAAATCGAACAAATCATCGTCCGCTGGTGCCATGATGACAAAGGACGAAATATTATGTACAAAACTAACGGGCAGGAGAGATACCCCGAGTTCAAGCTCTACAAGATGATAGCCCGCACTGTTCACGAGCACGCACCTGAAGCGGTTCTAGCCGACAAACACTTTTCTAAGTACATTGTGGGGCGCAAGCAGGCTAATAAAGCCGGAGTCGTCATGGACATAGATACATACCCGTCCTACGTCGACTAAAACTCCGGTGCGTCGGTGTACGCACCAGGTGCGCTAGCTTTCCCCGCAACGGAGGGGAAGAACTCCGCGGCGTAGAGACCAGCAAGTGCGGCTACGTACACTAGCAGGCCGTCTCGTCCCACCTTCTTCATGTGGGTATCCTCTTTTCTGACAAGCTTCTCCTCAAGTATCTTCGCCAGGACGAATATGGCTGCGACGACCGCCGACGTGACGAATTTATCCATTTAATACAAAACTGGATAAATTCCTTGGCCCACAAACGCGCTTATAAAGGGTCCAGGACCTCAATGCCTTCGAGAGCTGGAGGAGCCTGGAGTGCGACCCCGCGGTTGAGATCGTTCACGTCCGCTAGCTCGAGAGTCACATCGCCTCCGATCTTCAGAACATCCTCTTCCTCTTCCTCCTCACGTTCCTGGCGAGCGCGCTCCGCCGACTCGGTCGCAATCTGTTCGAGCCTTTCGGCCGTCTTCGGGGCTTCTATGATGGTCTGTACACCGTCGGTGTCGATCGCCTTGTCCACGTTCGAGAAGGTCAATGTCTCGTTGGCCAGCGTTGGGGCGACGCTACCCGAGGGGCCGTCTCCAGCCGGCGCCACGTCCTCGAAGGCAGACTGGACCGCCTCCTCTGTTTTCAGAACAATATTCTCGGCAGACGCTTCGGGAAGGTCGGCAGAGACCGGCGTTTCCACCGCGGGGGTGGCCTCGGACTCCTGTGAAGCGGCAGGCTGCGCGGGTGCCGCCTCCGTCGCTGCTTCTACCGTCGGTTCTTCCTTGACCAACAGCTGGTCCTTCACGTCGACATCTTGCTCCTCGGTTTCGTCCATGTATGCCCGCAGGATCTTCTCGACGGGCATAGTGTCCCTTACCGCATTGAGAACGCACTCTTTTATGATGATTTCAAGTTCACGATTGTGTTTCTGGACCTCCAGAGGACTAATGTCCTTCTCGAAAAGGTACACGTTGGTATACAACTTTCGAGCAACATTCGTATAGACGCGATGTATGAACTGGTCTGCGCTGGGGACATCGATGTCTACCTTCTTCTGTTTGTGGCCAACCCGGACGCACGTCAAGGCTTTTAATTGGATAACATGGACGCAGGTAACTAACTCTTCCAGGTAAGCACAGGCGGACTCTTCCTCGATTCGCTTGCGCTCGTCCTCGATCATTTGCGCGTTCCATCTGGGAACGCGACTCAGGAAGGTTTGGAACGTCATGAGGTACTTGTCCTCTTCATCGTTCTCAAGACATACATTCCAGGCTTCGTCGAAGATCGATTTCAGGCCCGCGATGATGGCCGGTGTCAGAGTGTTGACTAGCCGGGCGCACCACTCATTTTTGGACTCGCTGAGACTGGCTATCGAATAGTCGTCCATTTACATAAATGTTACATTTTCTAAATCATACTCAGAACGTAAAAATAGGAAGGTCAACATGAACGTCATGAGAAGCTTCTCGTTTCGGAACTCTCGCTTGATACGTCGGAATACCAGGAGATACTGGTACTTCTTCTTGAGACACATGCTCATAGTCTCGATGTGCCGGATCAGATCCAGTGCGCAGAATCCTTTTTCGTACAGCTTATCAGCCGTCTCCAGAATCCCCTTATGGTTTGACGTGTCAGCGTTGTCGAGGAATTTGGCAAGACGTGACTGCAACTGCTTACCATATTGACGCTCGCCGGGAAAACAGCGATTGAGTACATGCTGGTGGAGGTTGACGCATTTGCCTCCGAGCCGCGGCTCTGGAACGTATATCTCGCAGAAACGGGAAAGAATCGGTCGCAGCAATTTGTACTTGTCCTCGACTATGATGAAAAAACGAGTGTTGTGCGTGTAGAGCTCGATGCAACGCCTAAGGGCCGACTGGGCATCCGAGGTCAATTTGTCGGCGTTTGTTAGGAGAACAGTCTTGAATGTTGAACCACCTTTCATGTTTGTCTTCGCAAAGAACTTGATGTCGTCGCGCACGAACTTGATGCCTTTTCCGTGTGCACAGTTCACATCCAGCATACAATCCCTTAGATCCTCCTCGCTGTCGGCGTATATCCTCTGGACGAAAGCGTTAACCAGTATTCTCTTACCCCCTCCCGCCGGGCCGTGGAATATTATGTTCGGGATTTTGTTCGCCTCCATGAGCTTGTTCAACTTCCTATCGATGTCTTCGTGGATCTCGAGCGCCATTCCTATTAATCGCGCAAGCCCATTAAATAGTTATTTCCTGAAGATCCTTTCCAGGCCGATGTTTGGATATAGGCACCTCGCGGTTGTCATCATTTCTAGCAGTCGCTGGTGGACTTCGTCCGCGACGTCATCCTCACTCCCCACGGTCAATGTGCGACCGGCCCCCGTGATCAAGGCCTCGGGGCCTTTGCTCCGGGCAGCCTCGGCGATCTTCTTCTCGAATGCCTCGGCCGCGTTGACGAGACTATCTCTCTTCGCTCTGCGGTTTCCAATAACTAGAGACTTTCTCTTCAGGCTCTCATTCTCCTTCTCCCAGCGCGCCTCGGCCCTAATAGAATCATCGAGCTCCTTCTTCAGGGCCCGCACTTCGCCTTCGAGTGAAGCTATCCGCTCCTCCAGAAACCGCTTTCGGTCTTCCGTACAGTCGTCATCGCTGTCAAATCGCATGTGCCCGCGCACTAGTATGTTGGGCATTCCCTAATCTCGCCTAGAACACTCTAAACTTAAATCCGTCTATATATAATGGCCGATCGCATACGCTTGAATTTCATTCTCTCCCTCGATTCCGTTCCGAGACCCCTCGAACTCTGGAGGTACGAAACCGTGAAGAGCGTCAAGACGCAGCTACGTAGAGGTCTTTCGTGCGAGACGGACTGGACTCCCCAGCAGGTCCACTACACCATCGCGCTGTACAACCAGCATTACCAGGAGCTCCCAGACGGTGAATCTTTGGCGAACCTTGTGAAAGACGGAGTGATATGGAATGAGGACGACGTATACATGATAATGACGGTCGACTCCGGTAGAATTGTCGACGCTTGGGACACGTTGACGCGCTATCTGAGAAAAGTATGCATAGGGATACGGCCTATGACAATTCGCGAGGACCCGAACCACAACTACATGTTTTCCTGGTTGGAGAAACCGCCAAGACCTTACGAACCACCGACTGCACCGGACTCCCCTGATGTGGAACGTCCATACCAGGCCGCGCCACCGTCGCCGCAAACCGTCTCGACAATTTTAGGCCAATTCACTTCGCCGCCAGGGCTTGCGTCATCGAGCCTCGAGCCTAACGAACCGCTGCTCTACACAGCTCCGATCGGGACCGGATAAAATGTCCACAATGTGTATATGCTCGTTGCAGAGCTGGTCAAACCCTTCCTAGTCGGGGGCACGGTAATCGCTGGGAGCAAATTCCTAGCTCACTACACCACGCCCGCCGTGGCGTCGCTTCTCGGAGGTCTTCCCACCGGAATCATAACGGCATTTTTCCTGGCTGATGAAAAGAAGACAAACTACTTTAACGGGTACAGGTTCCACTCGTTTATCCTGTGGTTGGCCACGATCTTCATATACTACATGCTCGCCCATACCAAGTACAATAGAGACTCCGTATTGGCGGGCGGGCTGGCTGCCTGGGCAGTGATCAGCTACATCGTTCTCAGTCTGGTTGGTCTTACCTAGAAAATTGAACCATATGATTGGATTATATCATATGGTAATGACTACACATCCGGAACCCGTTCCTATCGGGGAACGCCTCACGTTGAAAACACGCTTTCCTAGCGACGAAGACTGTGCACTATGCCTGCAGTCCATGAAAGGCACTCTCGTTATGCGAATGCCCTGTGGACACCACTATCACGAGAGATGCCACGCGCGGCTGCGCGAAGCGGCCGGGTCGTATCGCTACCGTTGTCCTACCTGTCGCCACGACGTCAAGAAACAGGTGCAACGTATGAAGGTGTATGATTTGTGGGGGGACGATCTCTGGGACCAGTACCAGTGCTACGTCCGGAGTCTGGATGGAGGTGCAGCTCCATGGGAGCGGGCCTCGGGCAAGCGCAAACTCGAGGCCTTCGAACAGTGGCTTTTGGAAGGCCTTGGGGAGGAGGAGTTGGAGGAATTGTTCGAGCCTGGGAGCCCGGGACCTGCCCCCCAGCCCGCCAGCCCCCCGCAAAGTTCGGAGGAGCCGGACCCCGACGAGCCGGTGCAAGTTCTCGACTCTGACGGAGACGCCATGGGGATCCAGAGTGAATGGATCTACTCCGAACACTTGGAAGAGTACCTAGCATCCCTCACCCTGGACCCGGAGTCTGGAGACGATGAGTCCCAACCAGACAGTCCTTAAGCCCAGCTTTGAAGAGACTGCGTGTAGGGATTGGTTTTGAAAGCGCTCAGAATGTTCGGGTCTATTCTGTCGCACCCTGTGGTGCATTGGTCGTAGTATTGAGGCGCGTTCATTTTACCGTAGGTTTCCTGGGAGGGTATAGCGGTAGGGGCGGCGTGTGGCGCCCACATACGGTTGTTGTTTCGGTCGGCATCGCGACGATGGATGGAGATGTTTTCTTGCTGATTGAAGATCTGCGTTCCGCCCTGATTCGGTCGGTTGACATACGTCTTGTTGGGATTATTCCGCTGGCGGTAGTTGGAGTCGTAACTCATGGTAGCTGCATGCTCCCCCGGGCCAGCAGAGCCGAGGTATGAGCAGTTGGTAGAGTCTCTCTGCACCTCGACTGGCTGCTGCTCCGAGACCAAGTACGCATTCGCCGCTTGGTTTTCCACGTTGAGGTGATTGCAGTCGAGCTTTCCTTCAGTGGTTTCCTTAATCGTGGTCCTCAGGCGGTCGGCCGGGTTGTAGACGGGACCTTCAGGCATCGTGGTACTCACATTCCCGTTGGGGCGAGGATTCCCGATAACGTTCTCCTTCCTGGACGGTCGGAGAACATCGAGTACTGGCGCCACTGCGGCCCTGAGAAGGCCGTACACACCACCGTAGCTTTCCGGCTGATTGGTCGTCGCGCGGTTGTTCGGGCGCGCCTCGAAACCGGCAACTCCGAAGTCGCCTTCTCTCGCGTGGCCCTGGCCGGCCGCAACAGCATTGGTGACGGCATTGGGGCCCAGGCAAGGCCTCTTGGGCGCTTCGTGATTGCCGGGTACATAGCCTGCCTCACCATCCTTGCCTGTACCATAGTACTCACACGATGTGTTGGATCTGTTTTGAGATTGAAGGACTTCGATACCACGCCCTCGAGGAGCATGCTCTAGGCCGGTCGTGGTGAACCAGCGACTAGGCCCGACATCGTAGTAGGTATCGGGTAGGTATTTCTCGACCTTACCCTGAGTCGCCTTATTGGCAGGTTCGAGTATCGGTGCGAGAGCAGGTCCTTCATGACCTTGCAGACCGAATGTCATCTTGGGGTTCGTGTCGACCCTCAACTCATTGACAGTCTTGGGCAACCACTGCTCCCGTGCCCCCATTCCCGCGTTGTAGCCTGGTCCAGAGGTCGTGGTGTATCCCATCCCCAAGCCCGGACCGATTTTCTCCTCATCCCACGGTTTAACGTTGGCCATACGAGTGCTCGGATTCACGCGGGATAGCATGAATTCCGAATGGTTCGGGGCACCGTGGGCGTATTGAAGGTCTTTCTGTGGTTGGAAAAGAGGAGCTTGTTCACTCTTTTTGATCATCTGCGATCCTGAGCCCTGTAGGTTATCCAGTCTGCTCTCTGCACAGTCGGCGTCAAGAGTCGCCCCCCGTACACGGGCCCCGAAGAATGGCACCATGTTGTTATGGGTAAACTGCTCCTTTGTGATCGTCTCACCCGTGAGGGACCGCTGCTCCATACATCCAGACCCGACGCTTCCTGGTGGATTCGTCTTAGCGACAACATCGGCAATATCGTTGGCGTAGAACTTATCGGTCGCCGCGGGATGCCCGTATTTGCGGACGTTCGTGGCGCTTACTGGGGCCTGAGTGGGGTAGTTCTTCGCAGGAAGGGGAGGGTCCACGCCTGGCAGGCCACCCGGAGAGAAATTCTCCCGAGTCTTCTTTTGATTGGAGGCGAGATACAGTGCGCCGAATGCTACTAGAGGTAGTGCGATTTCTGCCATTTATATACACTACCGGATATTTTATTGAGAAGGTCGATTACATGCATTGACGGCGGTGCATAGCTGTCCGTGCCGGCCGGAAGGGCATCCTGCGAATGGGTCGCTGTACAGTGGGGGAGGAGTTGCGCTCGTCAGACAAGGGGCCTGTGCGACAAAATAGTCCTTCTCGAGTATCCGTGTGCTCAGATTGTTTGCGAAGGGCATGCAGACGTTCTCTTGAGGGTCGAGAGGTAGCGTGTACCAGTCAACCTGCTCTAAATCTCTAGCCGTCCATGCCGGGTTGGTGGCGCGCGGTTGTTCGGTCATTGGCTGGCACGATGGGTATTGGACTCTGTGCGACTTGGTAGACTGCTCTACGTGCCCGTTCGCGGGCATACAGTCGCGGTTGAGTGTGCGCGTTAGACCCTTCAAGTCGCTGTCCAAATCGATCGGGCTGGTCATGAGATTCGCACCCCATTGTTGGAGGCGAATGAACGGGTCTTCCATGAAGCAAGGTTTGTCCCCATTTCCGGGAACGTTCAGCCGGTACCGCCCGGGCCCGGTGGACTCTTGCAGCTGCTTCTCAATCCGGCAGGGGTCATCGTGAAAGCGCGTGAAGGACATCTATAGAGTAGCGAGAGAATAAAATGCACACCTTCTCCAGAATGTAACTACGAACTCGTATTCCTTTCGGGCAATACAGACTTAGAGTGGAGGGTAGACAACATGGTAAAATGGAAGAAGCGGCCAAGAAGCAGAGACCGACTCTGTGTCTCAACATGATCGTCAAGGATGAGAGCCACATAATCGAACAGACATTGTCGCACTTGACTTCTAAGTTCCAGTTCGATTTCTGGGTAATTTGTGACACAGGGTCGTCCGACGACACTCCTCGAATAGTGTGCGATTTCTTCTCTAAGGCCAAGATCCCCGGTGAACTTCACTCGCACCCGTGGGTAGACTTTGGCCACAACCGATCACGCGCTCTCGATGCGGCGCACAACAAGGCGGACTATGTATTCATTTTCGACGCTGATGATGAGCTTTGCGGGACCCCGATCCTGCCAGACCCTCTAGATCTGGATGCTTATCACATGTCCTTCGGAGGAGGATTCTGCTATCGCCGCCTCGCCCTGCTGAACAATCGTAAGAAATGGCATTACGTCGGAGTTCTCCATGAGATTCTGCTCCCCAAGGAAGACATCGGCGCGACAGGCGACATTCAAGGCGACTATTACTGCGTGTCGGGCAAGACCGGGGCGCGCAACAGGGATCCCAAGAAGTATCACAAAGATGCGTCCATCTTGGAGAAAGCCTACTCGGAACAGGAGGACCTGGCCCCCTGGCTGCGCCAGCGGTACGCATTCTACTGCGCCCAGAGCTACAAGGATGCGGAAGAGTGGGACAAGTCTATAGAATGGTACAGGAAACGCATTGAGCTGGGTGGCTGGAACCAGGAGCTTTACGTCTCTCACACGTATGCGGGGGACATGCTCTCAGGCAAAGGGGATACCGACGGGGCACTGAAGCATTGGGTGGCAGCCTGCGAGCTTGGTACAGGTAGATACGAGACACTTTCGAGGGCTGCGAAACATTATGAGGCCCGTGACCAGGCCTTCGTGGCGAAGCTTCTATACGACCAGGTCGATGTTCGCAATGTTGCACCGCGAAGCGAGTGTCTGTTCATGGACGAAGGTCTTCACTCTTATCGGCTCCTTTGTGAGATGGTGCTGTTCTACGCCTCTAGGAAGGATTACTCGCAGGCCATCGATGTACTTGACACTCTTCTCCGGCGAAAGGACACCATAGGTACAGAGTGGCTCGCCCCCACCTTGCACAACGTGTGGTTTCTCTCCCTTACCACTGAAGTGCCTCCCAGTTTCCCACACTTGGCTATGGATCTTGCCGACCGCCTCGTGCGTTGCGGAGTCGGCTATGCAGAACTCCCAGGGGTTTTCGCACACTTCGCGGCCAAGGTACGCACCCTCGCCGAGGCCCACCACAACGATGTGATTTCATTGCGGGGCGCCGCCCCGGTGCTTATCACCGTTACCTCTTGCAAACGTCTGGATCTCCTGATAAAGACGCTGAATTCGCTCAGATGGGCTTGCGAAGACCTCGACGCCGCTGTCGACATAGTCTGCGTGGATGACAACTCCTCCGAGGACGATCGGGCGACAATGCTACATCTGTATCCTTGGGTGCGTTTCATAATGAAGGGAGAGGACGATAAGGGCCACCGTGCAAGCATGGAGATAATCAGGAAGGAGCTATCGCGCACAGGGGCTAAGTACTGGATGCAACTAGAGGACGACTGGACTTTCATCCGCCAGGATAGGTACTTGGCGAGAAGCATAGAGTACCTAGAGCGTCACCGAGACAAAGGAGTCCGCCAGGTGCTGTTCAACAAAGGATACGCCGAGATCTCGGAAGACGTATCATGGACGTGTGGGGAACCGCTCGAACCAGGTCTGCTTCTCCACGTTCACGGACATCCCGACCATCCTTGCGGGTATTGGCCCCACTTCAGCTTTCGCCCTTCTGTCATAGCGGTTGAGGCGATAGATGAACTGGGAAGCTTCGAGAGTCCTAACACCTTCTTCGAGAAGGACTACGCAGATAGATACGTGTCTGCTGGGTTCAAGAGCGCCTACATGGATAGAGTATCATGTCTGCACACAGGATCTCTTGCGGGAGCGAGGTCGAACGGGGCGAACGCATACAGCTTGAATGGCGTGCGCCAGGGGATCGAGTCTACAAACCCGGAGCTCGATCTCCCTATGAAAGTGATCAACTTGGAACGGCGCCCCGATCGGTTAGAGACGATGCGGCAGAGGCTGGACGGGAATGTCCGGTACGACGTCGTCAAGGCGGTGGATGGACTGGCATTGCAGAGCGATGATCCTAGATTGAGAATGTTCCATGGAAACGACTACTGCAACAACGCCGGGACTATAGGCGCCGCGCTGTCGCACATCGGATTGTGGGAAGACCTCCTGAAAGATGACAAATGCGACTTCTACGTCATCGTCGAGGATGACTGCCAGTTCGTCCCCGGTTGGTCAGGACGGCTTTCGGAACTGGCAGGAGAGATGGCACGAGAAGACATGATTATGCTAGGGTACTCCACGTTCGCATCGCATGCAGGGCCTCTCCAGAGAAGACGCGAAGAGCTCTGTGCGGACGGCGAACAAACGGTCGTCGACCTGGAACGCGGGCCCTACGTCGGTGGTCTGTTCTGTTATTCGATCAACAAATCCGGCGCAGCCAAAGCTGTGGACATCGTGCGGAAAATGGGCGTGGTACACGGCATCGACTATTTGGTAGTGAAGACACCTCAGGCGGCGGATCTGACTATACGGGAGGTTCTCCCCGCCATCGGGTTCAGTCCTTGGAACGAAGGTGGAAGAGAGATAGACACTGACATTCAGAACCAATGTGTCCCAATTCGCATTGACGTGCCTAAGCGCACTCGCATTGGCATCTTGACGAACTGGTGCAGTTCAGAAGAAGCGTGTGTCGAGTTTGGACGCATGGGAAAGACCCCGGGAATATGGAACGATCTGGAACTCGTGAGCTCACCTCCCTATGACTACCTTCTAGTGATCAATCATCCCGTAGAACCGATCACGTTCGATCCGCGCAGAACGATCGTAATGCAAATGGAACCCTGGTGCGAGGGCCGGACCTGGGGAGTGAATACCTGGGGAGAGTGGGCCGTTCCCGACACGGAGAAGTACATGTGTGTCATAGGGAGAAAGACGGCGACATACAATAACGTGCTCTCGCAGCTAGAGCAGAATTACGCCGATCTTCTAGAGACGCCCGAGAAGACGAAGTGCCTGTCCAGCATTTGCAGTAACAAGTATTTCGACCCGGGACACGTCAAGCGGATAGACTTTTTGAAGTACATCGACTCTCAGGACGGCCCCGTCAACATCGACGTGTACAGCCAGGATAATGCGGTGGGATTCCTTAACTACGCGGGCCCGGTGTCTCCGTTCGTCGACAAGTCTAAGGGAATAATGCCATACAAGTACTACTTCATGGCTGAGAACAACTTCGAGCCAGGGTTCATAACGGAGAAGCTGTGGGAGCCAATAATCTGCGAGTGTCTTGTGTTTTATCAGGGTGCGCCAGATGTGGCCAAGTACGTGGATCCCGAGGCCTTCGTGCAACTGGATCTGGACGACTTCGAGGCATCGTACGAGACGATGAAGAAGGCGATAGAGGAAAACTGGTGGGAAAAGCGGCTACCGGCCAGAAGGGCCATGAAGCAGAAGATCCTGAACGAGATGAACATGTTTCCCAGATTAGAAAACATAATCAAAAACAGACTCTGCATACAATGTATGCCTCGGAAGCCTATATATATCTACATCCATGTGTGCACGATCGGACACTGGCGGCAGGTGCTGGATGGCCTCCTCGACACGGTTCGTTCTAGCGGACTGTACGACGTTGTAACGGGGATCCGGTGCTGTATCTTGGGTGAAGAGACCGAGGCAGCCGTATCCTTGCTGTCCCCAGATCCCAAGATCGAGGTAGTGGAGACGAGCCGGGACGTAGGTTTGTACGAGAGAATAACTCTTAACGCTCTTTACGATCACGCCACTCGCGACGACTTCTATGCTCTCTACATGCATACCAAGGGCGTCACGCATCCTGGCAGTACGACGGTTAGGGACTGGACACTCTATCTCACTTATTTCAACGTGGAGAAGCATCGCGAGGCCCTCAATCTGCTGGAAACCCACGATGCGGTCGGAGTAAACCTTCATTGCGATCGGGAAATACACTACTCCGGAAACTTTTGGTGGACGAAGTCCTGCCATTTGAAAGCTTTGGAAAGAGAAATCGGCGATGATTACACCGATCCTGAGTTCTGGATCGGTTCGAGGAAGGACGGTGCTCTATATGCCTCTATGTTCGAGTCCACCGTAAACCACTATCACGAAGCGTTCCCTCCCGACAAGTACACCGGGGTATCCCAGCCTGCGCGCACCGCGAGCACCTCTACCGAAAAAAAGGCACTACTGGAGGTTCTTGAGTAGAAGCGCGTTAGCGGCCTCCAGGTTCTCGACTCGCTCCGTAAGGTCTTTCACGAGCTGTATCAGAGGGGCCACGAGGGACTGGTAGTGGACGCCGTCTGGTTCTTTCTTCTCGTTATACTCCACGTACTCCTTAAGACCGGCCGCGTCGAGCTCCTCGGCTATGACGCCCACACGCGTGATACCGGGCTTCTCGTTGTACTCGAATGTTCTGGGTTCTACCTGCAAGATGCTTTTGGCCTGGGACACTTCGAGCGAAGCAATCTTGCTCTTATACTTCTTGGAACTTTTCGTGAATGCGCCCTTTGGAAATGCGCCTGTTCCATCGTTGACAACAACGGCAGGGCCTCCCCCGCCGGCCTGGATCCCTGGATTGAGGAGCTGGTTCTCCACAGTAAGGGTTTTGCA